CTCGCCATACTAACCCCGCTTTCGAACGAGGCTAATTTCGCATACGGCCTTGAGATTTACGTACGGATTGAACCAGTTGAACGGGTCGCCATCCACCCAGAAGATTTCGCCATCCGAGTAGAGGATTTCGTCCTCGTTTTCGATGTCCGAGCCGTACGGGGCGTACAGTGTTCGGCCGACAACGACTGTAGAAGCTCGGTCGGTGCTCGTGATGGACATGTCCGTAGACGTGGCCGAGCGGGGGGCGGAGAATGTGTCGGTGATCGTGTGCGTGCTGAGGAGGACGCGTTCGTCCTTACTGTCGATACCCCAACGGCGCACGGTGACCGTCTCACCAAAGGGGTACATCGGGCGTCCTCGGGTCAATAAGGCCGTCATCGATCAGGGTCACGGTGTAAGCACTGTCGCCCTGCTCGCCGAGGAGCTCAAGGAGCTCATCAGTGAGTATCATTCGTCCGCTCGTTGCGGCACTGAAGGACATGCTGGAGCTTACGGGGCCGGTGGCGGTGGTCATTTGGGTGACGCCCTGCGGGTTACGCAGGACGTTCAACACCATCTCGATGACTACTTCACGGACGATGTCCGCGGAGACCTTGCCGGCAGAGACGCGACTGTCGATAGCGGGTACCCGTGCGTAAAGGCGCGCGTGCGCGGAGCGCAAGAGGGCCTCAACGTAGGGGATTCGGGCCGTCGGAATGGGTTGGCCGTAGAGGGCCTCAACATCCCCGACAGTCGCGTACTCTGTCGCCATGGTTACTCCTTGTTAGCGGAACTACGGCGCTGAGCCGGCTTGGCTTCGGCCTTCTTGGGGGCCTCTTCAGAAGCCTCGGATTCAGCCTTTTCGGGGGCCTCTTCCCAGGCTTCGGGGTTGGTGATCTTCTCCTGAGCCCAGGCAGGGACCTCGGACTCGGGGCCGAAGACACAAACCTCGCCAGCGTCGCTTATCACGTAAACGGTGGACTTGAGCTTCGCCATATCGTAATCCTTAATGTCAGAGGACGGTGGCGACGAACGAGAGGTCCGGGTTACCCAGGATCGGCAGGCCAATCGCCGCGGCGTGCGTCCACAGAGCGATCGGGTCGCGGGTCTTCCACGCAGCCACGACGATACCGGGGGAGCCGCCCTCAGCGATGCCGTAGTCGGCCTCCTGAGACTCCAGGGTCGTACCCCAGAGAGTGGCTCCCAGGTCCGCGGCAACACCGGGGAGGAACAGGAGCTTGTTGTCCGCGATAACCCGGCCGGTGCTGAACTGCACGTCGTAGGTCTCGATCGACGGCAAGCCGTAGGCGTTGAGGAACCCGTTCAGGTCGTTGATACTGACCGACTTGGACGTAGCGTTGGGGGAAACCTCGGCCTTGATCTGCGGGTGGCGCTGGAGGGCGCTACGGACGCGGTTCGAGGTGAGGATGACACCCGGTGCCATGCCATTGTGCGAGGTGTACGCCTCCTGCCACGCAAGCAGGTCATCGATCGGGGCGGAAACGTCGGTGCCCGGCGTGGTGCCGGTGACGTCCGACCAGAGGATGGCGGCGGTGACGGAGTGGTCGCCACGACGGCCGAAGTTGACCGACGCCTGAACGCCATTCTCCGCGATGGTGACGGAACCGTTAACCAGAGCGTCGCCGCGAGCGACCTCAAGGCGAGCGTCGATCTGGCGGGTAAGGCGCACCGCGTCGCGCAGGAGCAGATCGCGCTGCTCGGCGGTGGCGTTACGCAGAACCAGGGAGTCGTACTCGGACAGGCGCATCTTGCGGGACAGCGGGGGGAGCTGACCGGTGACGGTCGAGAAACCCTCGCGCGAGCCGAGGGGGCTCTCCGCGTCGTATGCACGGTAGGTGGCAACCTCGGTGAGGGCGCCGCCGCCGCGGCTGAACCTGAAGTTCAGGTCGTTAATGAACTGGTCCGGCAGGTGCTGCGCCAGCGAAGGCTGGTTCTCCGGACGGTCCGCCTGAGCCGCGCGGGCATAGCCGGTGAGCTCAGCGGGGGTGACGAGATCGGTGACGAGATCCATTAGTTATTCACGCCTCTCAGACGAAAATGAACCGCGGGGCGGAAGTGCGCCCAGCAGTGTCGACGGCGGTGGGCAGGTTAGCGCCGACGATGCGGCCGCGGTCGATCATCGGACCAACCACGTTGACGGCGGTGTCCACGACCTTCTGAGGGGTGAGCAGGAAGCCGGCCAGGGTGGCGCCGGTGGTCCACAGCTCGTAGGTGCCACCGGAAGAGCTGGCCTTCAGCGGGGTGCCGGAGGGCACCATGTTGTCGGCGTTGCGGGGGACGGCGGTCGACTTGAGGGTGACGGAGCGGGCAGTGTCGGTGCCCTCTCGCGAACCCAACCAAGTCAGGTTGTCGACCCCGTAGGACACAGTCCTAAGCGTAAGATCCATGATTGATCCCTTTCAGGGAGATTGTGTGGTGACTACTTCTTCTTCGATGCCTCGTACAGTTCACGACCGGAGTCGAGGGACGGCGTGCTGGCACCCCGCGCGCCCTGGTAACCCTGGGGCGGCGCCCCGGTGCCACCCGCGCCAGTCGGCTTGAGGGTGCTGGCGAGCTTCTCAGCCTGAGCCTTGGCGGCCTCGGGGTCAGCAGCGGTGACGAACTCGTGCAGCTCGGCGGGCAGCTTGGCGGCAAGAGCAGCCGCTACCTGAACTTCGCGCGCCTTGAACTTGGTGAGCTCTGCTAGCATTTCGTCGCGCTCCTTGGTGAGACGCTCTTCCGTCGAAAGCTTTTCCTTCTCGATCTCATCGAGCTTGGCCTTCGCGGCGGCGTTCGCCTTTGCGGTGTCCTCATGCTTTCGGGAAAGGGCCTTCCACTTCTCGGCCTCAACCTTCCAGTCCTTCTCCGCATCCTCCTTGGCCTTCGCTTCGGCAGCCGCCTTGGCGTCTGCTTCCTGCTTGGCCGCGGCCTCAGCGGCAGCGGTGGCCTCGTCCTCGGCGGAGCTGCCACCCGCGATGGGGTAGATGGGCTTGCCGTTCTTGCGGTAGCCGAGGATGGTCTTGGGCGGAATGCGGCCGATTCGGTTGCTCACTGTACGATTCTCCCTGTCGGGTGACGGACCACGCGCCGTGTCGGCTCGTGTTATTTCCCTGGCAAGTCCTTCTCGCCAGTGAATTTGTGTGTCTTGACCGTCAGCAGCGGGCCTAGTTCGCCGTGCTGGTGGACAGTCAGAACCTTGCGATAATCGATGGCTCGTGCGCCCCTGTCGGATACGCCGAACCGATCTTGAATCGCGTTGTGTACCGGCTCCAGTAGATCACCGGAGTCGGTGAGGGTGTGGGGCGCGTAGATCCGCGCTCCAGATTTAGTCGTGCCGACGAGTTTGGACTCACCACCGACCATGGCGGTATTGATAGTTTGTCCAGGGTCCTCGTGGCCGAGGATGGGTGCGACTGCGCAATCGCAACCCGGGTGGATTGGTAGGAGCTCGCGTTTATGGTAACGCTGGGTAGACGCGACTACACACAGTCCGCAGTTCTCGGCACCCGTCAAAACTCGGCGGTAGCCCTGCACCGTGCCGCTCTCTGAAATGAGCTCGTAGGCCGTCTGACGCTTAGCGAGCTGCAGATCTGTGCTTACGATGGACTCTGCTCGGTTACGGCCGGCCTCTAGAGCCTTGTCGAACGGCTTGCCGTCCGCCAGGTCTTTATAGATCTGTGAAAACGGGCGTAGATATACCTGCATCGGGTCTGTACCGTTGCGGTAGTCTGTGCCGAACGACATAGCCGGCGGAAGCGACAGATCTTCGCCCGACATGAGGGCGATTTGCTCCGCCAGATAGGCAGCAGTGAGATCGGACATCTCTAGCTGAGCTTCGGCAACGATGGGCGTTACCGTTTCAGCGAACAGAGCTGCATTCGCGTCACGGTAATCGTCCAGGTTGTCGAATACCCCCAGAGTGATGTTCAGCAGATTAGCCCGTAGCGCTGCCTGCGCCGCCAGGTACTGGAGGATTAGCAGTTCCTGAGGATCCATTTATTGACCCTCCGGCCGGGTTGTTATTCGGTAGCTGCGTCGGGGTCTGGGATAGGAGCCTTTGCCGGGCGACTTCCTGACGTAGGCGGCCGACGCGAGCCGGCGACTCGCCCATGTCCTCGGCGACCAGCGGGAGCGGGTAGCCCATGCTGATCTTCTTGGTTCCCATGTCCGCGACAACCGCAGGGTTGAGCTGACGGGGGTCCTTCCACCGGACTTCGGCAGTGTCGAAGTTGACGTCACTCCCGGCGATCTCGCCGGCAAGGGAGTAGACTTCCTCGCTGGATTCGCCGAAATTGGCTTGATGCTCCTGGACCATGGACACGTGGTTGGTGTCTAGCGCTACCACGGTATCCGTCGCGATATTGATCAGGTCCCCCGGCATGTAGTATGCTGGGGTATGGGTTAGGACGAACGCCGTGCGAATGTCGTGCTCGGACGTTTTGAGATAGCCCATCAGGTCGGTCTGTGAGAACTCTCCGAACTGTGTTTGAGCGCCCTCGGAAGCCCATACCGCGCCGGGGTCGGGAACGAACGGATTGGTGATTGTTTCCAGCCCGGTGGCGGGGTCGATTTCCTTTTTGAACTTGTGCCCGGTGACATGCTTCTGTCGGAAGGCGGAGTAACGCTCTGCGGTCATTCGGTTGAGGACCGTGAGGTTAATGCGGTCCTGGATGTCGATGATCTTAGCGAAGAGCGGCTCAGGGTCCTCGGCCATGTCCGGCTGGCAGGTGAAGGGAACAATGGGGACTCGGTAGTTCTCGATTGGGTGATCGGTGCGTCGTTCCCAGTTGCCAGCACCCCACGGCAGGCGAGACTGTGGCCCCCGCTGGTCGGTCTGGTACTCGAACCAGCCCACGTCTTTGATGAATACGAGGGCCTTACCGACGCGGTTGATCGAGTCGTAGTAGGCTTTGAGCGCGATGAGACGCTCGCCCGTAGCCGGGTCGGTCTCTACGATCACTTGCCGCGGGTGCTCCGGGGTGATGAGGGGGACCGGCCGGCCGTTGTCCAGCGTCTTGCGCGGGTGCGGGCCCACCATGAGATAGGACTCGGAGAGAGCGAAGGAGGTGCGGTATACCTGCTTCATCTTGGCGTCAAGATGGTTGAGTTTGTACCACTTCCACGCGTCGGGGATGTTGTCGCCGTTCTCGTCGACTACGCCGAGCTGTTCCATGCGGTGTACCGCGGCGTCTACCGGCAGGGCCGTGAAGTTCGTTCGGGACATCCGCTGGAAGTCCAGATATGCCTGTGTCGCCTTGCGAGGGCCGCGGGGGAGCGGGTGGTCACCCTTGTAGTACCTCCACCAGGTGCCGAGCTTCTTGTCTTCACGAGCTCGGAGGGCCCGACCAAGCCGTAGCAAGGCCCAGTCGGGCGTCATAGGGGTCTCAGCGTCGAGTAGCATCCTACCCCTTCTCCGTTAGAATGTGTAACCGCCCATGCTGGCGTCACTGGTGATACCGAGTGCTATCGCGTCCGCCCGGCACTCGTAAGCGAGGGTGGCAGCCATGGCAGCATCGATCTTTTTGTCTGAATGAGGGTGTTCTTTGCTGATCAGTAGAGCGTTACGAGTGATTTTGCGGTAGGCGTTGAGCACGTGACGGGTGAGTGTCGTGTTGCCGTCATGCGAGAGCGTGCCGGCGGCTACTGCGTCATGGAAGCGGCCGAGAGCGGCCTCCATCACCCGGGTGCGGGTGGTCCACCACTCGATGGGCCGAGCGACGCTGGCCTTGACTTGGAGCTCGCTCGCGAACTCGCTGTTCCACTTGTCGATGTAATCTTGCCAGTGAGGCGGGTCTGCGTAGAATCCGCACACCTCGTACTGCTCGAATGCGCGAGCGACCGCGGCGTCGACCTCTTCACGGTCTACCTGCCAGTTGTCGCCAGCGATGCCGGCGGGGCGCTCCCAGACGGTGATCCGACCTCCGATTTCGAGGGGTTGCAGGTGTCCGTCTTCGACTCGGCACGCCACAAGGGCGGTGGAGTCGTTGCGAATGGCACCGTCGAATCCCAGGGTGATCAGGTCACCGTCTTGCAGTTTCGTTTCCGGGTTCTTGCACTCGGCCCACTCGTCAACGTCGATCCATGCGTCGTCCGCAGAGGTGCGGGAGTTGAGGAAGTAGCGTCGGGAGTTGGCTTGGCTCGCGTGGATGTTGTAGAACTCGTCGACGAAGCCGTCAAGGTCGTTCCACGCGAGTGCGTCGCCGTAGGCGTCCGTAATCCCCTCGCGCAATGCCTCTTCGTCGGAGAGGTCGACTACCTCTCCCCACCGGTGATCGAAGAGGAGGCGGGCGCGCTTGACGCGGCCTTCCTGGATCATCTCGGCTTGCTTGTAGGTGGTCTCGGCTACCGACTCTTGCCCGGGAGCGAACATCGTGGTACCCTCGATATACCAGGTACCTTCCCGCTTGCGCTTACGCATGTTACGGGTGACCGTTTCGTACATTCGACGGAGCTCGGGGGTGTTGTAGAGGTGAGTCTCGTCGAAGGCTACGAAGGTCTCCTTGCCACCATCTTTCGAGGCGGACGAGGAGGTTGAGGGGGTGATCTCTCCGCCGCCTGGGATCAGAGTGCGAGTCAGGCCGGCGCCACGCTTGATCTCGGGAAACTCGCTCAGAGGTCCCTCGGTCAAGTTGACATAGATGGTATCGTAGACGTTGCCGGTCTGCTCTTCCTCGGTCGCCATGCAGCGGATGAAGGGGGTGCGGACTCGCTGCCCCATCGGTTCGCCGGGCTCGTAGACGTAGCGGAAGCCGTTCCAGAAGTACTCTTCGCCACCCTGCGCCCAGCCGGCAAATCGGCAGGGACCGAATGCCTCGAAGAGGCCGAGACGTCCTTCCAGGCCGGACTTGTCGCAGCCCTTGGGGCGTGACAAGAATGCTTGGTCGTACAGCAACTTGCCATTGTCGTCAAGCGCGTAACAGTCCGCTATGAAGCCGGCGTACTCGTCCCCGTGCTCGACAGGCATACCCTGAACGCCACCAGGGCCGTGGACTACGAAGTGCTCGATCCATGCGAGTCCAAGCCATCCGAGGGAACGCGAGCGATCGTGTTCTTTGGCTCGGATGAGGTTGCGCGGCACGGATCACGCTCCAGATAGTCTCTTTCGCCGGTCAGCGATGTTGGATACGGTGGTGTTGCCGTTTTGCTGACCCTGTGGATCGTTGGGGGTGTGCACCGAGATCTTCAGGCGCATGCGATCTTCGAGGGTGGCGCCATGCTTGGCCGCTCGGAGGCGGATCTCGGCGGCAAGCTTGGCGTCTCCAGTGGTCCACATCTGGGAGTGCAGGAGAGCCGTGTCGAGGAGAAAGCTCCAGTCTGTCTCAGTGAAGGTGCTCGCCTGAGCGGAGCGGCGCCACACGTTCCACCATTCGATGGTCTGCGGGTGCCAGCCCATTTCTCCAACATCGGGGAGCTCGGGACCATGCATGTTGCCGTCCGCGGAGATGTCCACGAACTCGGCCTTCAGGTTGTCGGCATCGCGCTTGCGGCTACGCTCGCCGGAGCTTGCGGGACCTCTGCCGGCCATGGCGTAGCCTCCTCGGGTTAGGTAGTGAGCCAGTCAAACGCGCTGCGGATTCGAAGCCACATCGGCTGGTAGGTGGACATGAAGCGAAATCGGAAGTCTCTCGGGTCGAGGAGCGCGTAGAGCGCGCACCCGACAGCCCAGAGGGTTAGTACCGCACCCGCTACCGCGGCGGTGAGGATGCCTACGGTGATCACGAGTACGAAGGAGATCAGGATTAGGGTGGTGGCGTTGTTCTCTCTGCGCCGGGCCCGTCTTCGGCTTTCTCGGTAGATGCTGCGTCTCATGAACCCATCGTATCAGATCGCTTGCCGACTGGGACCGGCTGCTCCTCGGCTCTGGCGGCTTGCCAGGCGGCCCAGTGGGCGCCCACGAGGGCCCAGAGGCTGATCCCGACGAGGAAGGGGACGGAGTCCTTGAGCGGGGTAACGATGGAGATCGGGATCATGATCAGCCAGAGGATGGAGGCGGCAGCATGGAAGTGGCGGAGCATGGTTGGGTTCTGCCAAGGCTTCTGCATACGCTCACCTAGTCGTTACGCAATGGTCTAGACCGATATTGAAGATGCGGAAATCGGAGTTTGTGCAGGTCAAGCGGTTGCGCGCGGCCGGCGAGTGTACGCTATGCGAACTCCCAGACTCACGCGCATCGCGAGGGACAGCATCTTACGATAGAGCAGGGGGTGCCGGGGGGAGGGGTACCCCAGGGTAACCGTCCAGCTTATCATGGCTACTGTCCGCTGTCAATGACTCTGTCCAAACTATTTATGCAACGAGGAAGTAACGAGCTCTAGGCTTGAATGTTCAACATGCGAACGCCCGTGAGAGAGCTCGAACAGGGATCACATCAGTCCTGGGTGTGGCTTCTGTGGTCGCTTGAGCCGGGCCTGTGAACGTCGTCGGCCTTCGGCTGCTTGCTGTTGAGTAATGTCCTGATGACAAGGCTTTGAGTGAATAGGTCTTAGATTATGCACATCATCAGTGCCACCTTCGGCCCATGCTATGATGTGGTTGACCTCATCAGTGCCCGCCTTACCACATACCATGCACACATCACCATAGGCTAGCCTTACTGCTGCCTTGATCTGTACCCAGTTACGTGGCATGCGTCGTGGTGTGTCTCTATCCCATGCCATGCTGCCTACCCCATTGCCAGCTTACGGTGCAACACCAGCACGCAGTACAGCCCGGTGCTCATGCGTACCTCGATAGTCCTTGGCCGGCATGAGCACTGCTCATCCTCTGCCTCGTGCAGGTAGTCCTCACCTTGCGGGTACACGTGGTGTACGTTGTCCAGGTCAGCGTGCATGTGGACCCCCGAGATAGTAAGAGGGGTGGTGAGATAGTAAGACGTATGACGTTCGGTCGTGACCGGTCACCGAGGTTTGGGGCCTGGCTTCTTACCCCGACCCTTCTTGCGCATGTCCTTGCTCGTGCCCTTGCTTGGCTTGTTCTTGCTGGGCGCCTTGCCGCGGCGAGAGGGCATGATAGCCCGCACCCTTCTGTTGTCGTGCCTGCAGTCTCTTCAGATGCTCGACTCGGTTGACTGTGACGAACCCGAAGCAGCCGTGCGCGACGAGGTCGCTGCCGTCGTACGCCCGCGACTCCCACTCCGTACGCCGGCCATGGCTCAGCACGCACTCGGTCTCTACCCGGACGTCGGTGTCCGGGGAGACTGAGAGGCGATGGCGGAAGCCGTCAACGAGAGTGCCGAGTGGCTCCTCCTCGGCCGTGTGATAGGCGCTGAGAGCGTCTAGGGGCGCCCACTCGCAGAGGATGATGAGCCATCCCGTAGCGAGGATGGGGAGCTTGGAGGCGAGTACGGGGATCTCGGGGAGGACGTTACTGATGAGGTGGTTGTCGTGCACGCAGTAGGTGATGGTGTGTGTGGTGCCGAGGGGTACTGGCTGCATTAGGTGCGTCGCCCCTTGCGGCTGTGCTTGGAGGCAGGTAGCCGGCGGAACCGGGTGACCTTGCCGCCCTTAGTCTTGTGGGCCTTCTCGCGGGCCCATGGCATTTTGTTAGCGAAGGCCCAGCGCCATTGCTTCTTGCTTTTGAAGCCAGGGTAGCCGCCCTTGCGCTTGCGAGGAGTCATCCGCGGCTCCGGCCCTTGGCCCACTTACGAGCGTTCAGCGCGAAGTTGGCGCGCTTCCGAGTCTTGGGGTTCTTCGACTTCTTGAGCTTGACGAGGTCGGCCACCTTGATCGTGCCGCGCTTCGTCTTCTTGGTGATCTTACGTAGCTTGCCGCGGTTCGCAGGGTTGATCTTGATCCCCTTGCGTCGTTTGCGTGCCATGCGGTTGCCTGTCTAGGGCGGTGAAAACGGTTACAACTTCCAGGCCGTGGCGTTCGTGAGCATCCCGAGGAGGAGGCTGATCGAAACGCCAACCACGCCCGTCAAGATGAAGGGGAGTGCGAGGAGGGAGATCAGCAGCACCTTGGGCAGCGTGCTCAGGGAGCCCTTGCGACGGCGGGGGTTGCCGATGGCGCCGAGGCGCACACCGCACCACATCAGCCAGCGGCGGGAGAACGGCACGCCGAGCTCTTGCATGACGAGGCGGAAGACCCCGTCCGTGTCGTTCGAGGTGATCAGTCTGGCCGGCTGTGCATCGGTGATCAGGTAGTCGTGGAGGATCGCGGCCTGCGTGTACTTGCCGTAGGTCGGGATCAGCCACACGAGCGGGCGGGGGACGCTGGCGAAGTCGGTGACGTAGCCCGCGGGCACGGTGAAGGTCTCGTAGTGACCGCGGTACACCAGGGGCTCCTGGAGGCAGAAAGTATTGTCGGAGACCTGCTCAACGACGACGCGGCTGTGGTCTGCGAAGGGCATCGGTCGACAACTCCTGCGAGGATTGGAATTAAAGTAGAAGGCGTTTCGCTTTAAATTGAGGCGGTCAAATTAAAGTGGCGTCCGCGAGACTTACACCCGCGTCTCCGTCTGCGGAAGAAGTTACTTAGTTTAACGTCTTCACGGACGGGGCCCTTTCAGCTCAGTTACCCAGGAGCGGTGGCGTCGACAGGATTTGCACCTGCGTCTCCGTCTACCCGGACGTCTCCGGGGCGGTGTCCTTCTATCTGGACGACGACGCCGGCTCGCGACGCTTAGTGCGCGCGAGCTGTCGTGACCCCGGCGGGATGCGGGCACGAATGCCTGTAGGGCCCGGTCCGGGGTTATTTAGAAAGGGGCCCCGGGACCTACGCGGTAGCGGTGCGTGGTCCCGGGGCGCGCGCCTGCAACCCGTGCGAACTTGTCCGAACCCTTGGCCGAGAGGTAGCCGGAAGGGGCGCACAGGGGAGGCGCTGGTAGGTGGGAGTTACTCGGGGCTTGGACTCTTCAAGTGTTCTGGTCTTTGCAGCCGGTAACTGCCCTCCTGTTACTTATAAGCCAAAAGGCCGCTTTTAGGTCGGGTTTTTAATCCTCTCTGTAGCTCGGGACATCATCTCAGTTACGGAGGATCTTGCCATTCCTAACTCCGAGGCGATTTCTTCGTGGGATAAATTTCGTTCGACATACAGCACCACTACCGAGTACTGTCTACTGGTCAATACTCCCTGCAACCATGTATGGTAGGCCTCCCCCAACCTGGTAGTCACGAATTCAGGAGCCTCCCGCTCCAGGGATCCCTCATCGTCCGTAGGAGTTTCCGCTGCTGCGTTCCTCCGAATCTTGGTGAACTTTTGCTGCATCCAGGTGGTAAGGACCGTCCGATTTCCGTTCCAATTCCCGGATAGGGACATCTCTAGAACGTGCCCCACCAGGTCTTCAGCAGACCAGCCAGCTACCTCCTGAGAACCCTTGAAATACCAGTCCGCTTTTCGCCGGAGCCAGGACACCAGGCGGTCCCCTGACAACTCCGACTCCTCCACAGGAGTGAGATTAGCTCGCAGTGAAGGCGTGATTACCCTCTCCCCCGGGAACCGCTGCGCGACCGGCCCATAGTACGTGTGTTCCCCGTGGATCACCCTCCACCCGTCGCCAGTGGTGAAGTCATCCCGATCATCCAGGGGCGCTGAGTCGTCCAGTTCGTTCATCCCGATACCACCGAATACGTCCACCCACCGTCCACCGTTGGGCGAACATTGGTGACAATGGACCTACCCCCCAGGTATCTCAATGTCCCCTCATTCCGCAGCCGGCCGGTAGCCTCTCCCGGTGCCGGTGCGCTGAGGGTCAAGCTCGGGGACAGCGTCACGTCCTGGAAGTGGCGGGAGTCCGCGTACCACTGCTCGGCCTCGTAGGCGTCCTGCGGGTCCTGCGGGCGGTAGTAGGTCATTTTGAATTCCTTCCGAGCTTGTATCCGATGATGAAGAGGATGACGGTGTAGATGACGAGGTAGACTACTTCGGGGGTCACTCGGCATCCTCCTCGTCGTCGATGTACTCCAGGTCACCATCGCGCCACACCGCGAAGATGAAGCCCTCGTCCCCCGCCATCCAGTGACTCCAGGACTCCGGGTGAGGCCGGCGGGTACAGAGGAAGGTCATTCCGTCGCCGGTGATCTCGTGGTTGCAGGAGTTGTCGAGGGTGTACTCCTCGTCTGCGAGAGGATCGGTGTCCCCCGGCTCGATGCCGGCGTAGGGGTCCTCGGCGAAGTCCGCGGCCGTGATGTTCTTCGAGAAGTTGACGCTCTCCTCTACAGCCTGCAGTCGGAGGTAGCTCGCCGCGGCCATGACGCCCGGGGCGAGGGTCGGATCAATGTCCTGGATGCTCGCCATGAGCTCGTCGGAGATGGTGGAGAGGGCGGTGCGGATGTTGTAGTCGATCTCGTCGACAACGCCACTCGCCGCGAGTCGAACCGTGCGGTCGTACTCCTTGGCCTCCTCCTTGTCCTTGAGGACCACCTCATGCAGGGTGTCGTGTAGCTGGTCGGCGATCAGGTCTACCGCGGTCATGCGGTCATTCATGTACTGCACTAGTGAGCTCCGTTCTTCATTGCTCGTGCGTGAGCCGCGCGGGCCCTGAGCTCTTGTGCCTTCGCCTCCTCGCGGAGGTACTGGGGGTCGACGGGGTACTTGTCGATGGTGGCCACGTGCTGTCGGCCGCATGCCGGGAAGGAGAACGAAGCGCCTTCCGGAACTGCGAGCATGCCGCCGTCGTTGGGTTTGCCGTGGTGGCAGGTGGAGATGTCGAGGAGTCGGTAGGGCTCATTGATCATCGTTGGGCTTCCTCTCGTGTCGGACGAAGGTCGTCTCGCCCCAGTGTACCGCAATGTAGTGCGGCGGCCTACCGAACTCTAGGATGACCTCGATGTCAAAGAGGTCGCCATCCTCGAAGAGGCGAGAACAGACGGGGCAGGTCTTCTGCCTGGATGCGAGGCTCATCGGTGAGCTCCCTTGGTCTTTGAAGTATCAACTTCTGATAGCCCAAACTCTAACATGAGTTGCCGGTGACATGTCAAGCGTTTCGTAAATTTTCTTCGCGTTCCACTCGATGATCTGGCCATCGTCAACGAAGAGCTCGGACGTCGTCAGGGAGTCGCCCACCAGGCGCTGCATCTTGTCGAGGTCGGGGGGTTTGATGGGGTCGGGTCTCTTGGAGGCACTGACGCTCTTCGGGCGGGGCATGACGAAGATGACGTCTACTCGGATGGGGCCGGCCAGGGGTGTGTGGTCCTCGGGAAGGGCTCGGATAGCTGCCGCGGTGATAGCCGCTCGTTGAGGTTTTAAGGCCACTGCGTTCGAGTAGTACAACCGGCCCCTCCCCCCGCTTCGGAGGCTTCCCTGGGGCACTGGGGTGCCGTAGACGACGAACTGAGCGTACGGGGCGCTCACGCCTCTACCCTCAGGAGGAGGTCACGGGGTTCGTACCAGACGTCCGCCCGCGCCTCGGTGACGTCTCGGCGCAAGAAGATGTGCAGGGACCGGCCCATGGCGTGCTCGACTACCGCGGTCACCCGCCACAGCCGGCCGTTGTGCATGATGACGTCGTGGGCCGTCAGATCGCCGGCCCGTACCTTTGTGAATTTCATGATCCTCCTTCGGGCGCACCTGTAGCCCCTCATGCTAGTTTAGCATAGGGGCTACACGGTGTGGAAGGGGCGTTATGTTGTTGTGATGTTACGTGGGGTCAGTTCTCGTCGGCCTGGATAGCGTACCACAGATCCTCGGCAATCTCCAGGGCCGTACCCCAGGTTCTGCCGGTGTCCTGGGCCGTCTGGGCGGCCTGGAGCACCTCGAAGGCGCCCCCGGTCAGAACGAAATACGCGTCGAACTCCTCGGCATTAGAGTACACCTCTTCGACACTCCCACACCGGTTCATGCTGGCGAGGACGCCGGCAGGCACACCGCGGGAATGAAGAGCGGTACCTACGATGCAGCTTGGAACCACCCTGTCCGCGCCCTCGTCGAAAATGGCGTACAGGCACTTCCCCCCGGGGACGGAACCCGGGTCGATGTGGTCTTCTTTTCCAGAGACAACCTCTCGCAGGGCTTCAAGGGCTTTCTCGGCGGTGATGATGTTGGGGGTCATGGTGTCCTCTCAGTTCTCGTCGTTCTGGATAACGTACCACGTGTGCTCGGCCTCGGCAAGAGCCCGGCCCCAGGTGTTTCCGTTGTCCTGCGAGAGCTGAGCCGCGCCCAGAACCTCCGCGGCGTGGCCGTCCATGTCGATCTCTTCGGAGAGCTGAACAGCTTCCTCGTAGAGGTTGTATAGCGGCTCGGTTTCACCCCGCCCCTCGGCGAC